AGGTAATTCGAGATCATCCGTTCTGACTGTGTAGCCAACGGTGTAGCTAGCTTTACCATCGATATTGATGGAGCCTTGCCACGTATTTGATTTTGTTTGTACTTGTGTTGCCATTATGGTAATGCCGGTACGTTTCCAGGGGGTGCTTCTATTTTGTCTCGAATATCAGCAAGAATGTCGTTTGCTGTTTCCATTGCTTGGTTAAGTGCGTCTAAGTATTCTGTCTGCCGCCGTTGTTCACGTTCCGCTGCCATGCGGCCAGATGCTTCAGCCATCGTCCCGAGCTTTAACGCCCCGGCCTGCTTCATCGAGTCCATGACCTTTTTGCTTTCAAGCAGCGTCTTGAGTGCTGACGCAACGCCCCGATTCCAGATCAGTTGTGCTTGCTGGGCAGTTAAACCGAGTTCTTCGTATTTGGCTTTGATTAACGCAAGTTCCTGAAGCGTGTCGGTAAACACTTCCTCTGGAGTGCGAAGACTGCTTAACCACTGTTGGGCTTTTTGAGCGAGAGCCTCAAGCGAGCGAGCGTCTTCTAGAAGGTCTTCGAAATCACCGCCTTCGTTCGTGGTATCATTTAAATTTTGCAGTGCTTCTTCTAATTCTTGAATTTCTGACACAGCCAAACCTACGGCAACTAAGATAGCCGTCATTTTTGCTACCAATGCTGCAAACTGAATCCAGTTTTGACTTGCCGCTGCCACGGTTTTCCCCATGGCTTCCGTCATGATAATTAACACCTTCATTGCCCGCCCTGTAATGAAAGACAGAGCAACCCACGCTTTTTGTGCAGCGTAAAATCCCCACCATTTTACGGTGCAAAACGCTAACGCAATAGCAAGATTTCTAATTAACGGCCACCACTTTCTAAACAGGGTTATGATTTGCCGAGTTAAATCTATAATGGCTTGAAATGCTGGCACAATATCTTGCAGGATAGTCATTTTGAGGCCATTCCACGCAGCGTCCAGCCGTGTCAGAGCGTCAATATAGTTTTCCCATTGTTCTGCATCAATAACTCCATGAAGCTCAGAAAACTCGTCCATAAATCCTTGGACATCTTGTCCTAACAGGTTCATCAACGGAATCATATTTTCCATTCGGCCACCAGCGATTAAGGCAATGATACCCATACGCTCGGCTTGATTTTCTACACCGTTGATCGCGTCCTGCAAAATTAAAAACGCCTCAATCGGAGTTTTGTTTGCAAGGTCTTCTAGCGTCAGACCTAGTGTTTTCAACGCAAGTCTTGTAGTCGCACTTCCCTGCCCGAGGTTAAGCATTAATCTTCCCATTGTTGAGAAAAATCGCTGTTCATCGCCACCGGCTAGTGCCGACGCAAATGTTAACTGAGCAACTTGATTTACATCCGCTCCCAACGCCCTGGCACGCTTTGCTAAATCGTCGATGCGCTGTGCGGTTTCTTCGAGCATGGATGCTACTTTTTTGAAACCGACGAATGCTGCGGCAGCAGCAGCAGCAGCCTTTGCCATTGTCTTTAACTGCTTATCGGTCATGCCAAGCTTTTGGCCGAGTTGAGATAGCATGCCGTTAGCACGCTTCATGCCGGATTGAAATGGCTTCGTATTTGCAGCAACTGTAGCAACCAGTGAACCGAGATTAGCAGCAGCCATTATCCGTAACGCCTTTCGATTTCCCGTTGGATTTCACCAATTGGTTGCGGTGGAACGAACTTCGGTTTCGCCCCCCGGAGCTTAGGAACAAACGCATCAGGTTCTAATGCCTTGCTCCTATCGCTTACAAACATGTTTGCTACGATTGAACACAGCAGTGAAGTCTGCAACCACTCTTCACCCCATGGTTCTGTGTAGTAATAAGCGATCCATTCGTCCATTTGCTCGGGAGATATCTCTTCGAGCATCTGATCAACATCAAGTCTTCCTGCCATGCGACACAGCCGGTAAGCCATTAGTCTCCGTGGATCGCTTTTGAGTTTCCCACTAATTCATCAATCTCATCCGCTTGGAATCCTACGTGTTCCATCGCCGCATCAAATAGCTTTGCAGTGATCGCTCCGTCAAGTTCCGCAAGTGCTGAGATATCTGCATCAGTCAGAATTCGATTGCCATCCTGGTCAACGAGTGTTCTTATTAACAACCGTCGCCGGGCATCGTCCCGAATAACACCTTTCTTAGAAAGAATGCTCTTTTCGAAACGCGACTTTTCGCCTTCTGTCAAACTTTGAAGTCTGAATGTTGTGTCACCAAGAACTACCTCCGTAAATCGTTTGCCTGAGCAACCGAGAAGCTGTTCTCGTGTTCCAAAATTATTCTTCGACTTCGTCTTCGTATTCCCCGTCGTCATCTATCGATTCCTCCACAATCATGACATTCGGTGGTTGCCGTACTTCACTGACACCACCTGAAATTTCCCGTTCCACTTCGCTTCGCACCATCGCCATCACAGACTCAGGGTAGTTGCGTACCATGTGTATTTCATTTCCGATACCTGCCCCGCAGTAACCGGCTTGTATGCCGTTAATGCGAATCATTTTGATATCTGGAAATGTTGGCACAGACTCTCCATGAACTTCCGTTCTATGAGGATGATGATCAAACGTAATTAACATCTGTTTTCCCCGTTGTTTAATTAGGAACCAGCACTAAATGTTGGGTCAGTTAAACCGTCCCATTTAAAGGTGGCTTCAGCCATCGTTAGCGAACCTTGCTCTAGATCGCCATATTTAATTCGTGTGCAAAACGCTGTGCCAGATAAGGTTCCGGCAGTCGTTTCTGAGCCTTGCTTCGGCATAGTAATTGTCAATGTTCCAGCTCCAGCTAAAATGTCTGCTGGTGTGCTTGAAAAATACATGGTCACATCAATTTCGCCAGGATCAACCACACGATCAGGAACGAATTCCTTGTAAGCACTGTGATTATCACCAGTGGTTACATTTAACGGTGTTGATTCCAATGCTTCTCTGCTTTGGTCACCGATTGAAATAGATTGGACAGTACCGGCAAGTCCGGTAAATGAAATTGATGCGGTATTCCCGGTATCAGCCATTGTTAAAACTCCTAGCTAGGAATGGTTTCTGAGGTGACCATATCGAAATCGAGTGTGACGACATACCTTCCGGCATCCGATCCGTCGACCGGAATGTCATACTCCTTCGTGCGGTCTGTTAATAAAATCGATTTAACATAGTCCGATCCAACACTGCCTCTAAAACAGTCGAGTGCTAGTCGAACCTTTTCTGCTAAGTTGTTCGCCCCGATTCTTGTTGAATCGAAACAACCCACTACTACAGTCCCTGTTACCGTTCCTTCAACACCAGCTAACCCGTGTTCGTGGATACTCGTCGATTCCACGTAGGCTATTGCCGGTAATGTATCGTTTTGTACAAGTGCGTCAGGTCTAATGCGATCACCGACTAAGTCTGTAACCGATGACTCACTTGCAAGTTTGGTTCTTAGGATGATTCCACAATCAGCCATTACGGTGAACCTCCAACATTTAATACGTTATTCTTTGCGGCATTCTTTGCAACAACTGAAGCCAGCTTCTTCTTTACATCCTGCTCAATCATCTTTGCCACTTTCGGCATTGTTTTCTTCCAGGTCTTTTTGAAATACTCATCAGCCTTGACTCGTTCGGTCGTCCTACGACCCCAATACACCGCTTTATGACCAAGTGCTAACAGGTGAGCATGATTACCCTGCTTTTGTTGGTCGTGTCCGATACTAACGCCGATGATTCCTTTGCGAGCCGGGTTGTTTCGCCATTTTGAACTTGGCTTGCGAGCGGTTGATTTTTTCAGATGGTCTAGACCTCGGCCTCCACGCGCTCTGGCAGACTCGCTACTTAGTTTGAGCGTCGTACCAGTAAGCTTTGACCTAGGCGTTGCTTTTCTAATTTCACCTGCAACCTTCACACCAGCTTTGCTAATGACCTTGCGAAGGACTTGTCGCTGCAACGTACCCGGCAACGTATCCAAAGCTTGCTGTAGGTTTCGCCCATTAGACGTTACAAATTTGCCGGGACGAAAATGCGCCCCCATCGACAACTGTTTCTTCATCGCCATTAATCATTCTCCCGGCAATACAGCCAAATCATGTTGTTCTCAAACTCACGCTTTTGAACGGTCATGATATTAAGAGTTCGACTACGGCCTGCTTCGTCGTATCGCACACGCATCGTGCTATCGGGGTATTCACCTTCACGAGGCAAACGGATCATTACAATCGCATCCACCGTGGAATCCATTTGATCACCACGAGCTTTTTCACGCCCACCCGCATCACGAATCTTTGCGTTGCATTCACGAACCGTTGACCACGACGTTGTTTGCTGTCCAGCAGCATCAACACTGGTTGACCGCTTTTCGATAATGATTCGATTCCGCAGACGCAGGCTCACGGGTATTGCCCCCACTTGAGGCAGCTGATAAGAGCTTCGTACCCCATGATGATTTCACGTGGGATAAACATGCTAACGGTTGTCGCCGCAGGATTATCGAACCAACTGCGTATTAGCAGTAGCATTGCTTGCCGGGCTGTTTCCGGCACGTCTGTGCTGCTCGTACCGTAGCCGCAAACGTACGTTACTTTCACATCGTTTATGTAACCACGATTATCAGGCCAGTCGGCATCGTAACCAAGAATAACCCGACCTGGTGTATTGTCAGAATCCACGCTGTATTTACTCGAATCGAGCGTGGTGACGACTCCCGCCGTGGTTGTATAGGTTACGCTGGTAACGCTTGATACCGGAGCTGTGAGAAGCTCTACAGCACTTCCAGCAGGAAAGCCGTCCATCGACAAAACCCGAGTTTGGTTTATTAATGCACGGCGTGTATCTTTTTCTACCTTGAGCCTAGCAGCCTTAATCAGACTCCTAAGTTTTTCGTCAAAGTAGTTATCATCTAAATCGCAATGAAACCTAGCTTCCTCAACGGAAATAGGTTCAATCGCCGGTTGTACGCTTACGTACTGCCGTTTTTTTGCTATTGCCATTCTTAGTAGCCTTTTTAGTGCGCCGCTTCGCAGGTTTCTTTTCTACGACGGCAAACCCACGGGCGAGTAATATCTCGCCCATGGGGTCTGCAACGTCATAGGTTTCGCCTGCTCGGTAGGCACGCCAGTCTTTATTAAAAAGAAGACGCATAATTAACCCCCACGTTAATACCGAACTAGCTTGCTGCTGTGAACAGCCCGACAACTGCCCCGGCATTACTGCCATCGCCAGCGTCGTGAACATTGATGTCGTAGCGGACGGTTGACCGTACAGCCATAACATCTTCGTCAAAGTATCGGCTATCGCTCATTGCGATATCGACACCTTGGCGGTCACCAATAATTACACCCTGACTAAAGTTGCCAAACAGAGCAGCCGCTTTATCAGCAGCGTCGGCAGGCATTTGGTCAGAGACGTAAACTGGATAGCCGAATAGCTGTGGACGAACGCCACCTTCCAGATTACTTACAGTGTTACCACCAGCAGCGTAAATCAACTTCTGGATGTAAGATGCCCACATTGAGCGGCCTACGATCCAAGAGAGATTGTTAGCAAACTTGTCTGGCACAAGCCCGACGAGCTGGTTGAGGTCGGCTAAAGCAACATTAGCAAACGACGTGTTGCCGCTCGACAAAGTTACTTTACCTGCTGCACCAAGAGCTGAAATCACACCAGTTTCTGAACCGTAAGTACCGGTTCCGTCACCATTAATGAATTCATTGTCCTGCTGAACATCT